TTGTTCTTGTCGTTGCCAAAGACACGGAGCATTCCCGCCAGATAAGGGAGTATTTAACTTCGCCTGAATTTTTCCGTGGATATTATAAGGATAAAGTATTAGAAATAAACTCTACCCAGCGTGGTGCAGAAAAGGACGAAAATATCGAACTCTTATTATCGCTTAAAAATCCGGACAACCGCATAGAAATTGTAATACATGTAAACATGCTTAAAGAAGGATGGGATGTTACTAATCTCTATACCATTATCCCTTTGCGAGCTTCTGCTTCCGAGACGCTCACGGAGCAAACTATCGGACGTGGTCTCCGCTTGCCATATGGGCAGCGAACAGGCGTAGATGAAGTAGACCGCTTGTCTATTGTCAGCCATGACCGTTATGAAGCTATCGTAAATCTTGCGAACAACCCAGATTCTCTTGTTCGCCGCGTGTTCTATATCGATCCAACAGAATCGGATTACGATGATCAGAGGGAAACTGTAGAATTACCTACAAGCTATGACGAATTAACACGTGCTGAGAGTTTCACAGAGCAGCTTGCTTTCACCCTCCGAGAAACCGCAAGTGCAAATTATATTGAAAATAAAACACCGGAGCAGACTGTCCAGGTGGCGCAATTTGTCGCACAACTTGCCTCCAAAACCGTGATTGAACTCGGCAAGCAGGTCAAGACTTTTGATGCGACAAAGGACGAGGAAATCATGAAAACGGTTCGTGCCAGCATTGTCGGTGAAACAATACGCCAGTTTCCGACTTTTGAACTCAAGCCGGAAGATTTAAATGCGGTTGTCGAGTCTGCCATTGAAACTTGCGTACAGGCTCTTACCGATAAAGTCATCCCAATTCCGCAGGGGGTTGTGCAGCCGTTTACAGAAGTGAAGCATGGTTTTTATGACTTCCCCCTTGATATCAGAAACTTAAGCTGGCATCCATCCGATGACACTCTTATCGGTACGGAATTACAGGAAGGTGGAGAAACATTCGAATATAAGACGAATCTTGCACTATTCCCAAAATCAGATACTGTCGAGAATGAGGTTGTGCGTCATATCATCGTCCATGATAATGTGGATTATAGCACTTGCTCGGGACTCATATATTCTCTTGTTGGAGATGCCAAGAAGCACTTTTTGTCGTACTTGAGTCCAGAGGAAACTGAAAAAGTTATGCGTGACCGTCAGCGTAGCCTTGCCGAAATCATTTATGCACAGATGAATCAGCATTTCTACAAAGAGGAAATAAGCTATCGTGCTTCCGGAATGCGTCCTTTTAGCAGAATAGAAACCAGCTTCGGTGGCAAGTTCAGGTCGGATGACCTTTATGACCTGCGTGCGGTTATGCCGGCATCCGAGGTTAAGACAAAGGTATTTAAAGGTTTCAAAAAAGCTTGTCATACGCTATATAAGTTCGACAGTAATACGGAGCGAATCTTTGCAATCGTCCTTGAAAACGATAATGCAGTATTGAAATGGCTACGTCCAAGTCCGAAGCAGTTTAATATCTATTATGGACCGGGCGGTGCAAACAAGTATGAGCCGGATTTTATCGTCGAAACCAGCGATGCGATATACATGGTGGAAACGAAAGCCTCCAGTGAAATAAATAGCGATAATGTAAAAGAAAAAGCTATCGCTGCACAGGAGTATTGTAGAGCAGTCAGTGAATGGAATGCTGACAATGGTGGAAAGCCTTGGGAGTATTCGCTCCTATCACATGATGAAGTTCGCTTGCAATCCAGTTTTATGTACCTGATGAAAAATCGGGTGAAACCAGAACAATTAAAGCTGGAGGTGGAATAACGTGTCTATACGAGGTAAAGCCGTGGGAATATGCACTAATTTCACATGATGAAGTCCGAATACACTCGAGTTTTTCGTACCTTGTGAAAAATAAGGTCCAGGTAGAACAGCTTAAATTGGAATTAGAATCATAATATACTGATTTTGCGAAAGGAGTAAGATGCGCTGTATTTTTTGTAAATGTGATTCCACTAATTCTAAAAGTAAAGAACACATAATTCCTGAATCCTTGGGTAATAAATCGCACATCTTAATTCCGGGAATCGTCTGTGATAAATGTAACAATTATATGTCTCGAGAAGTTGAAAAGCCTTTTTTGGAAGACATTAGTATTAAGGGGTTACGTTTTGAAGAAGGTGTTCTCAGTAAAAAGGACCGTATTCCTACAGTAAACGGGCTGTTAATGGACCAGCAAGGATTATCACCGATCTCTCTGTCACGGCCACCTGAACTTCCCGGCTCGATGTTAGCTCAGTATCCGCTAGTATTTGAGATTAAGGATGGTGTATTACCAAGTAATCAAGGAAGAGTTATAATTCCAAAGTTTGATGCTTCAATTCTACCAGGTGGACTAATTCTATCTAGATTTTTAGGTAAAATCGCGCTGGAAGTATTAGCGTTAAGGCTTTCTAAACATCCAGAAGGCCTTGAATACCTCGTGGATGAAATTCAGCTTGACGACCTCCGGAATCATGCGCGCTATGGGAAGATTGCAAACTGGCCATGTAGCATACGTCAGATATACGATAAGAATATTCCTGAATTTGATAGTGAGACTGGTCGATTATATCAAATTATGAATGAGTTTGATATCCTACTGACGAAACGAACCGAGTACTATCTCGTATTAGCTATATGGGGTATAGAATTAGCAATTAATATAGGGGGACCAGAAATAAGTGGATACTATGAATGGCTGAGAGAAAACGATGGAAAAAGTCCGTTGTATGTGAATTTAAGAGAGCACAACTATCATTACTTATGA